TTTTCTGCCGCCCCTGTCAAAAATGAAGGCTCTGCCATCAGCTATGACAATGCACAGGAAGCATGGACTGCTCGATACAACCACGAAACCATTGCTTTGGGCTTCAGTTTGACTGAAGAGGCTATTGAAGATAACTTGTATGACTCCTTGTCTGCTCGTTACACAAAAGCTTTGGCCCGTGCTATGGCGTACACCAAGCAAGTTAAAGCTGCTGCTGTATTGAACAACGGTTTCACTAACTCTGCCGCTTATTACGGTGGTGATGGCGTTCCTTTGTTTAGCGCATCGCATCCTTTGATCACTGGTGGTGTTAACAGCAACATTCCTACGACTGCAGCCGACTTGAACGAGACTTCTTTGGAAGCCGCCGTTATTCAAATCAGCTTGTGGACAGACGAGCGTGGCTTGTTAATTGCCTCTAAGCCCAAGAAATTGGTTGTTCCTTCTTCATTGCAATTCGTTGCGACCCGCCTGCTGGAAACAGAATTGCGCGTTGGTACAGCTGACAACGACATTAACGCGATTAAGAACAACGGCTCAGTTTCCGAAGGTTACTGTGTAAACCACTACTTGACCGATACTAACGCTTGGTTCTTGACCACAGACGTTCCTAACGGCATGAAGCACTTTGTTCGTTCACCCTTGGCTAACTCCATGGACGGCGATTTCGATACAGGTAACGTTCGTTACAAGTCTCGCGAGCGTTATTCTTTTGGCTGGTCAGATCCATTGGGTATGTTCGGCTCTGCTGGTGCTTAATTGGCACTAAAAGAAAAAGGGGGCTTCGGCTCCCTTTTTTGTTGCAATCTATTTATTGAAGTGGTATAAATACGTTAATCCGGGCTTATCCGGTGCATTAGACAGTCCCGGCTGACGACATACAGACTGATGCACTTAACTTGTATGTAAGGAATACATCATGGCACGTACTACGTTTCAAGGCCCACTTCGTTCATTGGGCGGCATTTATCAACAAGGCCCAGCGTCTGTTGTTGAGATTACAACAAGCACCACATTAAGCCCCGAAGCTCACGGCGGTCGCATCATTTCTGTTGGCGGTTCTTTAGCTGCCGCACTGACATTAACTTTGCCCACAATTAATGTTTCAACCAACCCCGTTACATCTGGCCCCGGCCAAGACCCAAACACAGTGAACAACGAAGGTGTTGTTTACACGATCTGGGTTCCTACTACCATCTCCACAAGCTCTTTGAAGATTGGTACAACTTCTGGTTCTAGCGATTTGTACGTTGGCGCTGTGATTTCTATTGATTCAGACTCATCTGGCGCTGTAGTTGCCTTTTCTGCCAACGGTTCTTCCAATGACTTCATTAACTTAAACGGTACAACTACCGGTGGCGTTGCTGGCACATGGGTTCAAATCGTTGCAATTGCGGCTAACAAGTACATGGTGAACGGGAATGTTATTGGTTCCGGCACTGTTGCTACACCATTCGCAGATTCCTAATCAACTCAAGGGGCTTCGGCCCCATTTTTAAAGGAGATTGATTATGTCGATGCAAACTGATGTACTGGTAAGTCAAGTATTAACTGCTGACGGACAATTTACTAACCAAGCAAGTGCTACCATTGGCCGCGCAAGGATCAAGGCTGTTTACATGATCCCATCCGGCACGGCTGGTAGTGTGGTGTTTAAAGATGGTGGTGCGTCTGGCACAACCATTATGACGCTCAATACCGTGGCTTCTGCTACGCAACCTACGTATGTTTTGTTTCCGGGCGAAGGTGTTTTGTTCAATACAAATGTCTATGGAGATGTGACGAACATAGGTTCAGTCACAATTTTCTATGGCTAAGTCCCCCGCATGGCAGAGGAAAGAGGGAAAGAGCCCGACTGGTGGCTTAAATGCCAAGGGACGCGCCTCCGCCAAAAAGCAAGGTATGAACTTGAAACCTCCCCAGCCGGAAGGCGGCTCTCGCAAAGACTCATTCTGTGCGCGGATGGGCGGCATGAAAAAGAAGTTAACCAGCGAAAAGACGGCAAAAGATCCCGACTCACGGATCAATAAAGCGTTAAAGAAATGGAAATGCTAGATCTCAATACAGTTTGGTCGGCCACATTAACAATGTTAGTGGCAGTTATGGCTTACATTGTGAATGAAAAGTTTCGTGAGCTTGCTCGCGTGACCATTCTTTTAAATAAAACCCGTGAGGAGGTTGCCCGTGATAACGTTACTCAAGCAGAAATTGACAGAATTACGAACCACATTGACCAACGCTTTAACAAGCTTGAAGCAAAAATTGACCAGCTTCTTTCAGCGGGGAAATGATGCCGAGCACAAGTAAGAAGCAACATAATTTCATGGCGGCGGTGGCTTACAATCCAGCGTTTGCTAAGAAAGCAGGCGTCCCACAGTCTGTGGGTAAAGATTTTAATGAGGCCGATAAAGGCCGTAAATTTTCTAAAGGTGGCGATATGAAAATGGTTAACAAGGGCGGCAAGATGGTTCCTCATTTTGCTGCTGACGGCAAAGGCAAGATGGCTCACGGTGGTAAAGTCCACAAAGACGTAAAGTCAGACAAAAGCATGATGCAAAAAGCTGTAAACAAACACGAAGGCCGCTTGCACAAAGGCGAACCTATGACTAAGCTAAACATGGGCGGCATGGCTTACTCTAAAGGTGGTTACACAAAAGCCGCTGATGGCGTTGCTACTAAAGGCAAAACCAAAGGCACTCAAATCAAAATGGCCATGGGCGGCAAAGCCTGTTAAGGAGTAAATTATGAAAAAACGTTACCAAGAAGGCGGCCCCATTGACGAAATGGAAGAAGCCAACAATCGTCCACAAATTGTTTCTCGCAGAAGGCCATTACCGCCTATGCCATCACCCAATGATGAAAGCGGTTACATACAAAACCTAATTTCGTCAGGTTCTGATATTGTTGGTAGACCTCAAGACGAGGGATACAGGCCAAATGCAGGTACTGCAAGGGAACGTGCTATGGCCGAAGGAGCGTATGACTCAGGAAAAATTACTGAGTCTGGAAATCAAGGTTTTGGTGGACCCGGTTCTAGTAGAACTGTAAAAGCCATGCCTACAGCTATGCCAGCTGCGCCTAAAGCGGCTCCTAAAATGGCGCGTGACACTGGTAGCGATATGGCTCGCATGATGAATCGTGGCAAATCAGCAGAACCTGCAGCTGACGTAACCAAAATGTCTTTGGCAGACCGTGCTAAAGCAAGCCGTGAAAAAGCTAGATCAGGTAGTGGTTCAACTGATAAGCGCTCTGTTGGCGAACGTATTAAAGCGTCCTTTGGCATGAAGTCTGGTGGCATGACTGCATCTAGTCGCGGTGATGGCATTGCCCAGCGCGGTAAGACTCGCGGAAAGATGTGCTGATATGGCAACCGTAAAACCAGCTGCTAAAGTAGTTAAGTCTTTAAAACAGGCTGGGTTTTACGGCGCGAGTGAACCTAAACGATTGGCTATCATTAACAAAGTTACAACCAAACCCCAGCGGATAAAGATGGTTGATAAAATGTTTTTAGCTAAAAAAAGTAAAGGGAATTCAAAATGATGGCAAGCCGTGGAATGGGTGCAATGCGCGCCTCAAAGATGCCCAAAGGTGTACGCAAAGAGCGTAGGGATGACACAGACTTTACTGAATACTCTAAAGGCGGAGTCTTAAAAGAAGTAAATTCTGAAGAGAATCCCGGTTTAGCTAAGTTACCTACAGACGTTCGTAACAAAATGGGATACATGAAAGATGGCGGGCCTATTGGCTTGTATGCCAACATTAACGCCAAGAGAAAACGTATCGCAGCTGGCTCTAAAGAGAAGATGCGTAAGCCCGGCTCCAAGGGCGCGCCTACAGCCCAAGCTTTCATTAACTCTGCTAAGACTGCCAAGAAATGACCACTACAGGAACCACAGCCTTTAACATGGAGTTCACTGAGCTCGCTGAAGAGGCGTGGGAGAGAGCTGGCCGTGAGATGCGTACAGGTTATGACCTACGTACAGCGCGCCGTTCTCTTAACTTGATGACCATTGAGTGGGCTAATCGCGGCATTAACATGTGGACAATTGAGACAGGGACTATTACTCTAACTCAGGGATTGGCTACATACGCCCTACCTACAGATACGATTGACCTGTTAGATCATGTGATTCGAACGCAAGCTAACAATGCGGCAACTCAAGCAGATTTGAGCATTACCCGTATTAGCGTTTCTACATACGCAACCATCCCTAACAAAATGGTGCAGGGTCGCCCAATTCAAGTATGGATTCAGCGTTTGTCTGGCGAGACTAACCCCACTACGGCTGTACTTGATGGTGCAATTACGGCTACGGCTACAACTATCACGCTTAGTTCGGTTGTTGGATTAGCCGGATCTGGGTTTATCCGTTTAGGCACCGAAGATATTTACTACGGCTATATCAGTGGTAGTGTGCTAGGCGGCGTATTCCGTGGCCAGAACAACACAACAGCAGCTGCTCAGACGGATGGAACGGCGGTGTTTGTGCCCCAGCTTCCAGCTGTAACGGTATGGCCTACGCCTGATGGATCCCAACAGTACCAGTTTGTGTACTACAGAATGCGCCGTATTCAAGACGCTGGTGCTGGTGTACAGACAGCCGATATGAATTTTCGATTCCTACCATGCGTGGTGGCCGGATTAGCCTACTACATAGCCATGAAAGTGCCTGAGTTACAAGGCCGTCTGGATATGCTTAAAAGAGTCTATGACGAACAATATACTCTGGCGGCTCAAGAAGATCGAGAGAAGGCTACATTGAGGTTGGTGCCTCGTATAGCGTTCATTGGTGGGGGTTCTTAATGGCAACCCCGTTTGCATCTGGTAAATATGCTATTGCCGAATGTGATCGGTGTGGGCAGCGCTATAAGTTAAAGCAGTTAAAGATGGAGGTCATCAAGACTAAACTTTATCAGCTTAAAGTTTGTGAAGCTTGCTGGGATCCAGATCAACCGCAGTTGCAGTTGGGAATGTATCCTGTTAATGATCCGCAGGCTTTGTATCAACCACGGCCAGACACAACGTATGTGACGGCGGGTTTGAATACGGCGGGTAATTTGACGGGTGGTTCGCGAGATATTCAGTGGGGTTGGAATCCAGTTGGTGGGGCTAGAGACTACGATGTATATCTCACGCCAAATTACTTGGTTGCAACAACATTTGTTGGTACAGTTACAGTAACAGTTTCATAGGAGCTAAACATGGCATATACACGATCAGCAGACGGCATCGCTAAAAAAGGCAAGACCGAAGGCAAGAACCTTGGTAACAGCGGCCCTAAAGTAGCCATTCAACACGGCCCCATACACGGCACCGTTGGTAAAACCAATGCCAACATGAAGACAATGGGCCGTGGTTTGGCTAAAATTGCAGCACAAAAGCGAGGCTAATATGTACAGCAAACAAATGATGGGTAAAGAAGTTGGCAATGCCAAGGTCTATGCCAAGCCGCACACCATGAAGGGTGAGAAGGTTGCTGCCAAAGAGAACCCCGGTTCTGGTAAAAACTTAAGCCGCGCTGATACAGTTGAGATGACTGTAGGTAACATCAATAAGTCTTCTGGTGGTGAAACCAAGACGTCCGGTATTAAGATGCGTGGTACTGGTGCAGCGACTAAAGGCGTGATGTCAAGAGGCCCAATGGCATGAACTACAGTGAGCTTGTCACGCAGGTAAACGATTACTGCGAGAACTCTTTCCCAACCGTCAACATGGATGTTTTCATCCGTCAGGCGGAGCAGCGCATCTATAACACAGCGCAGCCTGCTAATTTGCGGAAGAACGTGACAGGCATATTGACTATTGGCAATAAGTACCTCCAGTGCCCTACAGACTTCTTGTCTGTATACAGCCTTGCTGTGTATCCGTACAACGCTACAACTGCCACAGGAACGTCCGGGGCTAAGACCATTGTGGTGGCTAGTACGACAGGCATTGCAGTGGGTCAGCAAGTAACGGGGACAGGTATTGGAACTAATGCACTGGTCAGAAGCATTGCCAGCACAACCATTACGTTGACTGTTGCTAACAGCGGTACTGTGTCTGGTGCAGTTGTGTTTGAAGGCGACTATCTGTACTTGCTAAACAAGGACGTTAACTTTATCCGTGAAGCGTATCCTTTGACCTCACAGTTAAATGAGCCTAAACATTACGCCATCTTTGGCCCTCGGTCAGATAATGTGAACGAGTTAACGTTCATTGTTGGCCCAACACCTAGTTCGGCCTACTACGCAGAGCTTCATTACAACTACTATCCTGAGTCAATAGTTACCGCTGGCACCACATGGCTGGGTGATAACTTTGATTCTGTATTGCTTTATGGCACTATCTGTGAGGCTTACACTTACATGAAGGGTGAAGCTGATATGGTGGCTCTTGCCCAGCAGCGTTATGTACAGGCTATTGCTCTGTATAAAAACTTGTCAGACGGCAAGCAAAGAGCTGATGCTTATCGTGATGGTCAGGTTAGAACGGCTGTTTCATGAGTATTATCCAAACACAGACCACCAGCTTTAAAGAGCAGCTGTATAAGGGCGTTCATGATTTGACTACGGACGTTATCAAGATTGCTTTGTACACGGCCAGCGCAGATCTTAACCAAGACACTACAATTTATTCTGCCACATACGAAGTAGCAAACACGGGTAGTTACGTTGCTGGCGGCGCGACATTAACACCTGTTACAGTGGCATCTTCTGGATACACGGCTTTTGTAGGCTTTCCAAACATTACGTGGACTGGAGCAATTACGGCCCGGTGCGCGTTGATCTATAACTCTAGTCAGGGTAACAAATCTATAGCTGTATTAGATTTTGGATCTGACAAGACGTCAGCAAACAATTTCACTATCACAATGCCTGCCAACTCAGCCACAGCAGCATTGATTCGTTCTTCTAACTAAGGAGTCAATATGACCACGGAAAAACTTACAGCCACTGACCACGTTTCTAGCGGTCTGACTTGCAATCTTAAAGCCGGTGAGGAAGCAAAAGCTACCGGCCTGTTTGAAATCAAATGCCATGACAAAGACGGTAACTTGAAGTGGGAAGCCCAGTCTAAGAACTTGGTAGTCAACGTTGGCCTTCAGTACATGGCAGGTTCTGCTTTGACTTCAGTCACCCAGATTACCTCTTGGTTTATTGGCCTGTACGGTGCTGGTGCGTCAAACACACCTGCGGCGGGCGACACCATGTCTTCTCACGCTGGCTGGACTGAGGTTGTGGCTTACAGCAATGCAACCCGTGTAGCGGCTACGTTTGCAACGGCTACGACTGTCAACCCTTCTGTGGTGACTAACTCAGCTTCTCCTGCTACGTTTAACATCAACGGCACAACAACTGTGGGCGGGGCGTTCCTGACCAGCGGTAGTGCTAAGAGTGGTACGACTGGGACTTTGTTCTCTGCGGCTGACTTTGGTTCACCCGGTGATCGCTCTGTAGTAAATAGCGATACTTTGTCTGTGACTTACACATTCAGCTTGGCGGGCTAATATGTCAGCATGGGGTTCCGGCACATGGGGTGAAGGTGGCTGGGGCTTCACGGCTTTTGCAAGCACGGTTGATGAGACTGCAACAGGAACAGACGCGGTAACGGCGGCACTTAGTGTTAGTGCTTCGGTTAGTGAAACTGCTACAGGAACCGATGATGTAACTTCGTTGGTTACGGTGAATGCGGCGGTTGATGAGACAAGTACAGGTACAGACGCAGTAAGCGCAACGGCGGCATTTGGGTCTTCGGTCAGTGAGACAGCAACAGGTAGTGATGACGTAATAGCATTGCTCACGATTAGTGCCTCGGTTACTGAGACTGCTACGGGGTCTGATGCGGATGAGGCGTTTGCCAACTTTTTGGGTCAGATCACAGAGACAGCAACAGTTACGGATGATACAAATTCATCGTTTGCGTTCTTGGTCACTGTAGATGAAACGGCAACTGGGACGGATGCGGTAGTCAGTAGTTTGTCTGTTGGGGCGGTGGTCAGTGAGAGCGCTACAGGTACAGATGCAGTTAATGCTGGTGCTACATTTAAGGGTGTAATTGCAGAGACTGCAACGGGTACAGATGTAGATACAGCGGCGGCGGCTTTTGTAGCTTCTCTTACTGAGTCAGCAACTGGGACGGATTCA